GAAGAAATCCCGACAACATTCTAGCCACAAGAAACAGGCTAGATCATCAATAGGAATACATAAACATGGCTACTGGCACTAAATACACTGAAGTTACAACCGTTGGACCAATCGAATGGGCGCGTATCTTTGAAGACAATCGGGATATGCAGGGGTACGAAGGTATGTACGCCGAATGCGATGGCGCTTACACTATGGTCCAAGTCTTGGATAAAGCACAGTTCGAGAAGCTGAAGAAGGCTGGTTCTCAGAAAAAGCCAATCGGAAAGCGTTTGATGGATGGTGTGATTGCAATCAAATTTGAACGTAAGCATTTGGCGAAGACCCCCGATGGCAATGCTATTGAGAAGGCTGGTGGCGCTCCTAAAGTGGTTAACGCTGCTGGTGTTGTTTGGGATGCTGACGTTGATGGGCTTATTGGTAATGGTTCCATTGCTGAAGTTACTAACCTTCTGACATCGTTCAAAGGTAAAGATGGCACTAACATCTGTCGCACTACATTGACTAAGGTCAAGATCATCGAACACTTGGTTTATCAACGTGAAGAGGAAGCAGCATGAAGTTTATCCTAAGTTGTGAAGACGAGAACCGCGCTGTTATGATCAAACATGATGATCTGGACTATCTGCCAGATGTGATGGATATGCTCTTGAACTTCCTGCAAGCCGTTGGCTATACCTACGTTACCAAACTTGGTGTAGTTAAGATGAACGGCGAAGAGGCTTGGACTGAATGACAACAATCAACGCTAAACTTGTGGCCCTCACCCAACCAACTATCGGGGTGGGGGCTGGTAGTGCAGAAGGTCTTGTGGCTTACTGTGCTAAGGTGTCAAACCCTGCAAACCAAGATAGCCCTGACTATGAACGCCTGTTGGCCTACTGTGTTCGTAACAAGCATTGGTCAGTGTTCGAGATGGCTAACGCTGTCGTTGAAGTAGAAGCACCACGAGACATTACACGACAACTGCTGCGTCATCGTAGCTTCTCTTTCCAAGAGTTCAGTCAGCGATACTCTGATCAAATTGAGTTTACTGATCGTGAGTTTCGTAGGCAAGATAACAAGAACCGCCAGAACTCTATTGACGATCTTGACACTTTTACCAAGGCTGCTTGTTGGGCATCTTCTGAGAGTCTTGCTGAAAGCGCACAGAGTGTTTATGCACAAATGCTTGCCCGTGGTGTAGCTAAAGAATGCGCCCGTGTAATCCTTCCTGAAGGGCTTACAA